AATAAACACTGGAGGAGGAGGAGGAGGTGCGGGAGATTTTTCTGCAAATTCTGGAGGATCAGGAGGTTCAGGAATCGTTATTATTAGAGCACCAGGAGCTGCAGGAATTTCAGCAAGTCCAGGTACAAATACAGTAACAACTTTACCCGCTCCAGCAGGAGGTTGTAAAGTGGCTACATTTACAGTTTCTGGAACATTAACTACAGGATAAATTAACCACTTTCTTTTTATGAAAATTTATATTATAATAACAACTAGGAGTTAAAAAATATGGCACATTTTGCAGAAGTAAACAGTTATGGTTTAGTATTAAGAGTAGTTGTTATTGATAATAATGACGTCAACGCAAACGGTGGTGATCAATCAGTTGGAGCTGAAGAAAAAGTTAAATCTATAGTTCCTTTCACATCTGGTTCAAGATGGGTTCAAACTTCTTATAACAATAATTTCAGAAAACAATACGCTGGAATTGGTTATACTTTTGATTCTACAAAAAATAAATTTATATCACCTCAACCTTTTGCATCTTGGTCACTCGATGCTAATGACGACTGGCAAGCACCCGTTGCATATCCAACAGTTACAACTTATGGAGATAATGTAAGATACTTTATTTCTTGGGATGAAGCTGGACAAAGATGGATTGGTAAAGACGATCAAAATAATTCATTCGCTTGGTCACCTGAAACTTCATCTTGGATTGCTACAGGCAATTAAAGAATTTTAAAAACGGAGTAAGATCATGGGATCACCCAATGGCGGTATCATAGGCGTAGTCAATCCAACATCGTTTGGAAAGTGTACTGTTACATCTCAAACATCATCTGGAACATTAACAACGCAACCTGGAACTAGATTAATAGATACATTAATTGTTGCAGGTGGAGGTGGTGGTGGTGGAGCACAATATTCAAATGTTTATGCATCTGGTGGAGGTGGTGGCGGATTAATACTTGCACCATCTATATCAGTATGTGGAGCTACAGGTTATCCTTTAGTAATAGGTGGAGGTGGATCAGGAGGACCAGCATCTAATCCAAGTCCAGCCGGAAGTGTAGGTACAGATTCAACAGGTTTTTCATTAACAGCTAAAGGTGGTGGAGGAGGTGGAACTCTTTGTAATGCAGCAACTCCAGGTGGATCAGGTGGTGGAGGAGCAACTGCTCCATCAGGATCTACAGCTGCAGGAACAGCTACTCAACCAACACAACCAGGAAATTCAGGAACATTTGGATTTGGTAATGCAGGAGGAGCTGGTATTGTAAGAAGTTCTCCATGTGCTCAAGGTGCAGCTGGAGGAGGTGGAGCAGGAACTGTAGGAGGAAATGCAACTCCAGCTCCTGTTGCAACAGGAGGTAATGGTGGAGATGGTAAATCTGTAACTTCTTTATTTGGAGCAGCCCCTCAACCATTTTATGGACCAACATCAGGAGTTTATTCAGGTGGAGGAGCAGGATCAGGTTCAACTGCAAATGGTACAGCAGGACCAGGTGGTGGAGGAAGTGCAGCTCCAACAAGTCCTGGAAATAATCCTGCATCAAATGTTGCAGCGAATACTGGAGGAGGAGGAGGTGGTGGTAGAGCAAAATGTGGTATAGTAGTAAATTCAGGTGGAGGCACAGGCGGTTCAGGAATCGTTATCGTAAAAGAATTAAACAAGGCCAGTGGATCGTGGCCGTTGAGTGCACAATTTAGATCGCAGAAAAGCGGAACGTGGCCGAATGGAGCTGTTAATTTAGGACAGAATTTTGATTATTTAGTAGTAGCGGGCGGTGGAGGAGGTGGTTGGATTCTTGGAGGTGGAGGAGGTGCTGGTGGTTACCGTTCATCATTTCCAGGTGGAACAAAATTAACATTAGAATCAGTAACTGTATATCCAGTAACAGTAGGAGCAGGTGGAACAGGAGCTCCTACTGGAACACCAGGAGCAGGAACTTCAGGATCAGATTCAATTTTTTCAACTATAACATCAGCAGGTGGTGGAGGTGGAGGAAAATTTTGTGCTCCTGGAACTGCTCTTACCGGAGGATCAGGAGGAGGAGCAGGAAGAGCATATTCTGGTGCTTCAGGAAACACACCACCAGTAAGCCCACCACAAGGTAATCCAGGAGGAGCAGGAACTCCAAATCCAGGATATGGACAAGGTGGAGGAGGAGGTGGAGCAGGTGGTGCAGGTAATCCAGGAGGAAATCCTGGAAACGGAGCTGGATATAATGGAGGTCCAGGAGGAACAGGTTCAGCAAATTCTATTTCAGGAAGTCCAGTAACTTATTCAGGTGGAGGTGGTGGAGGAGCACAAGCAAACGTTTATCCAAATAATGGAGGAACAGGTGGTTCTGGTGGAGGAGGAGCTGGTGCAAATCCTGGTAATGCTATAGCAGGAACAGTTAATAGTGGAGGCGGAGGTGGAGCAGGTAGTTGTATTGGTTCTACTAGTCCACTTCAAAGTGGAGCTGGGGGAGGATCAGGTATTGTTATTGTAAGAGGACCATCAGCAAGAACATTTACAGTGGCACCTGGTACAAATACAACATCAACATTACCGGCCCCAGCTGGAGGTTGTAAAGTTGCGACATTCACGGTTTCTGGAACATTGACTGTTAGCTAATAATTCATAGGCTTGACAAATATTCTATAAATTTATATATAGGATTTAGAAATGAACTTACAGAATTATTTTTACTATTTTAGAGAAGCACTGACGCCTAGATTTTGTGATGAGATAATTAAATATGGTATTGCTCAACAAGATCAAATGGCACTTACTGGTGGTCAAACTGAAAAAGTTAATAAGGGAAAACCATTAGAACAAAAAGACATACTAGATTTAAAAAAGAAAAGAGATTCAAATATTGTTTGGATGTCGGAGCCATGGATTTACCGTGAACTGCATGGATTTGTTCATCAAGCAAATAGATTAGCTGGTTGGAACTTCGAGTGGTCGTTCAGTGAAGCATGTCAATTTACAAAATATGGTTTACAGCAGCATTACGGTTTCCATTGCGATTCGTTTGAGACGCCATATCATAATCCAGATAATCCAAACACTCATGGTAAAATAAGAAAACTTTCAATGACTTGTTCTTTATCTGATCCAAAAGATTATGAAGGTGGACAATTACAATTTCAATTTAGAAATCAAGATGATCCAACTATTACAAGAAATTGCACAGAAATATTACCTCGTGGTTCAATATGTGTATTTCCTTCCGCAGTTTGGCATCAGGTCACACCAGTTACTAAAGGAACAAGATACAGTTTAGTAGTGTGGCATTTAGGCTACCCATTTAAATAATATGAAAACAGCAGAAGAAAAAAGAAAATTAAGAAGAGAACGGTATTTAAAATATTATGAAAAAGAAAGAGCAAGAGGTAGAGAATATTTTAAAGAAAATAGAGAATGGATATTAGCTAAAAATAGAAAATATATTAAAGAAAATCCAGATAAACGTAAAAATACAATGTTAAAATATGAATATGGAATTACATTAGATGATTATAATAAAATGTTTAATGCGCAAGAAGGTAAATGTGCAATATGTAAAAAACATCAAAATGAATTAAAAAAAACATTGTGTGTAGATCATGACCATAAAACAGGTAAAGTTAGAGAATTATTATGCATGACTTGTAATACTGATCTAGCTAGTGTAGAAAATAGATTAGAAGAAATGACGAATTATTTAAATAAACACAGAAAGGACGTAAACTAATGGCAAAAACAGATCAATTAAATTCATCAATATATTTTTCAACGCCTGTTTATTCTATTGAAATACCAGAATGGGTAGATCATGTAGATAAAGTTTGTGATAAATATATTAAAGCAGCTAAAGAAAATAATAAAAAAGCTATTAAACAACGTGAAAAAGAATTAGGAAAAAAAGTAGGTGATTTTTCTATGTCCCACCATTCAACATCTCTCGTGGGAGATCCAGACTTAAAAGAATTACAAGAATACATTGGTTCAACTTCATGGAATGTTTTAGATCATATGGGTTATGATTTAACTAACTATGAATTATTTTGGACAGAATTTTGGGTTCAGCACTTTGCAGAAAAAGGCGCTGGGCATCATACGCCACACGTGCACTACAATAACCACATTAGTGGTTTCTATTTTTTAAGATGTTCAGATAAAACATCTTTACCAGTATTTCACGATCCTCGACCAGGCAAACTCATGACACAATTACCTTTAAAAAATGAAAAAGAAATTACGTTAGGAACTGATAAAATACATTATCGTCCAAAACCAGGTACAATGATATTTATTCCAGCGTATTTAACACATGAATATATCGTTGATGCAGGCATTGAAGATTTCAGATTTATTCATTTTAATCTACAAGCTGTAAGAAAAATGATTACTGATACAGTAAGAGTACAAGCTAAAACAGAAAACAAAAAGGAGAAAAAATGAGTTTTAAAAAAGATAAGTATATAGTTATTAAAGAAGCGATATCAGAAGATCTTGCAAAGTTTTGTTATGATTATTTCATGATGAAAAGAACAGTTGCAAGAACTATGTTTGATACAAAGTACATAAGTCAATTTACTGAATACTTTGGTGTATGGAATGATCAACAAGTTCCAGATACTTATTCACACTATTCTGACATCGTAATGGAAACATTACTTGTAAAATTACTTCCTATCATGGAAAAAACAACAGGATTAAAATTAAACTCTAATTATTCATACGCTAGAATTTATAAAAAAGGAGATGTATTACATCGTCATAAAGATAGATTCTCATGTGAAATATCTACAACTATGCATCTAGGTGGTGGTTGTTGGCCAATATATCTTGAACCAGATGCATCACAAGGTGGTGTAGATGAAAAGACAGGCAATTACAAAGCATCAAAATCTAAAGGTGTTAAAGTAATGTTAGAACCAGGTGATATGTTAGTTTACAGAGGAAATGAATTAGAACATTGGAGAGATAAATTAACTTTTGATGACTGTGGTCAAGTATTCTTACATTACAATAATGTTGAAACTAAAGGATCTAAAGAAAATATATACGATCGTAGACCTCATTTAGGACTTCCAGCTTGGTTTAAAAAGTGATATAGAATCTCTTTTATAGAGGTTTTATGCCAATAAACAAACTACAGTTTAGACCAGGAATAGATAAGCAAAATACACAATACGGCGCAGAAGGCGGATGGGTTGATTGTGATATGGTGCGTTTTAGATATGGTGTACCTGAAAAGATAGGTGGATGGTCACCTGCTGTAGGTACTAACTTAATTGGTGCTGCAAGAGATATTCAAACTTATACAGATTTAGCTGGTGACTCATTAGCTA